CTTTCGGCCTTGAGACAATAAATTCTCCTTCGTTTTTTCGTAAGATGCGTTATTTTTCTTCGCGATCTTTTTAACCTCATCATCGGTAATTTTTGCAATCATCGATGCGGGTTTACGAAACCCATGACTACCCATTGCACGTAAAATGCAATAGGTGTCGATGTCGACAGCGCAAGATTTCCATTTGCTTATGTCCATTTTTATTCCTTTCTATTCTTGGTCTTCGTCTTTTTGGTAATCCCTATCGATAAAATATCTAACAAAGTTTATTTTGTTATGGACATTTCCATTATAGATTTTATCAAATACTCTAATAAAATCTTCTGTGTTTGTACCTCGTAACAATAACGCAGATTTTGTTTTTAAAGCATTTTTAAAACGTTCCCACTTAAATTTAGGATGTTCTGATACCACCGCATATGCAGTAATAAAACCTCTAGTCAAATTAATGTTAAAATTATTTTTTAAATACATTAATGAAGACCCCATATCATTACATCTTTGTAGGTGAGTAATTTTAAATTTACCAGATTTAAAATCGTCTCTTGTTTCTCTCCACATAGAGTATCCGCCCGCTAAAATAAACAAAGCACATTCTAATGGTAAAGAATATTGCTTGGTCATTGCTTTAACGATTTGATAATCTTTTTTTCCATTTTCAATGTGGAAATTTAAGTAAGCAGTCATCGGCCAATTTTTTCTATTGGCATTCATAACGGCAACATCGAATTCACTTTCGAACTTACCTCTTATGTATCGTATTGGTTTATTCAACTGTTTACGTGCCTCTAAAGTATGTTGACCATCAACTACTTCATCGTTCTCGTTAATGAAAATCGGGAGTTCTAGATCCTTCTTTTTCATTTCTCTAATCAACCTCTTGACGTGACTTTGGTCAATTGCTCGATTACCTTTTACGGTTTTAAACATACCGTAGTCTCTTGTAACGTGTATTACGTTCGCATCTTTTTTATTTGCTTTTTGCATTTTAGTGCTCCTCACTTGAGTTGGTTTTTGCATCAATTTCACTTTGGATTAGATCTTTAGCAGACCACTCGTTGAGTGGGTATATTGCTTGATCATCTAGTACAAGTGGAACATCCGCAAGTTTTTTTGCTTGTTGATTAAAATGAAGATCAGACCATTCCATTGGCTGACCATCAGTTGTTATAGATCGAGTTTCAGAAAGTACTTTATCCATTTCTTCTACCCAATCGCTAAAAGCTTCAGATTTAGATTTAAACATTTAAACCTCCCGAAGCTTTAAGTTTGTCTTCATTCATGCTAACCTCTTTTATTGTTTTTATTTTTTTCATTTGCAAAAACTATATAAACATTTAAATGGGATATGCAAGGAAAAAATGTTAAAGGATAATATAGGATGAAATTTATTTTAGTATTACATTTATGCAGTATGTTAACAGGAGAATGCTCGGAAAGTATTCATATTAATGCACAATTTAATGATCATCGATCTTGTGCCCTTGCAGGATATGATTTGAGTTCTAGCACTTTACAGGAATTAGATTTAAACATAGTAAATGAAAGAGAATTAGCGGTTAGATTTCAATGTAAAAAGATAGGAAATACGCCAATAATACCACCTAAAAAGCCCGGAATACCTTCATAGTTGCAATTCCCTCTCATTTTGATATATAATCATACATGAAACTTTATCGCGTCCAAGCTAACTATAAAAATATATATGTTGATGAGACGCTTGAGGCCAAGAACGATAAAGACGCTCTTGAGACGTTTTCAAAGAAGGTTGACTCAGGAGATGTAACCGAGAAAGAAGGGGCCGGATTTCATAACCCGGATTTTCTTTTTCTAACCTTCGAGGAGGTTGACCGAGATGCAACTACAAAAGTTAATATCGGAAAAGCTTCAGTTGGAGTCCAAGTGGGCCAACCAAGCATTGGCACAGGGACGAGTAACGACTGATATGAAATGGATCGATATTAGAATTAAAGATCTTAAGGTAAAGATTGCTGAGCAATCTGTTGAAGATGCCAAAAAAGGTCTTTTTGATATAGCTAGTTAAAAAAAATAACTAGCATTTTTTATTTTTTCAATTATTCTCTAGGCTATCCATGTCCCGAAAAAAAGTTAAAGGTGTTCAAATTTATTTAACCGTTAAACAAGTTCAAGCACTTGAAGATACATTAACAACTAAAGCACACTTTCTTGGTGGGTTTAAAAAATTAAAAAAAACTGAATTAGATGTGTGGCATATCCTTTATGATATTTGTAAAGAGTTAAAACTTTCAGATTATAAGTTTGAAAAAAAAATTGATAAATCGTTGCACTAATGACTTTTGTGTGGAAGCACCCAAATAAATATAAAAAATCTACAGAAGACCAGAAGAACGAAACTGATCCGGTGTCGGAGAACAATGAGGACACGGAGTCTTCGAGTGAATCTGAAGATCCTCAATCTCAAGAATAATTCTGGTATTGTTACACTCTTTACAGTCTTTATTCCTTAGCTTCTCCCCAGGATCGTCCGAGGGCAATATCAACGGTGAAAGGTACTTTGAGATGTTCAATTGCATTCTCCATTTTTTGTGTGATTAATTTTATATCATCTTCGTTATTTATTGAAAAGCATAACTCATCATGAATTTGTAACAAAGGCATCATTCCCGCTTTATAACAATCAATCATAGCTTGTTTAGTTTGGTCTGCGGCTGACCCTTGAATTAATCTATTTAAAGCCTTGTATGTAAAGGCCCTTCTTATATTATTTCCATAAATAGCTTTAGCCTCTTCATAGTTCATCGCTTTATTCATTCCGAAGGTAGTAGGCTCCCACGTGTCAAATCGGCATTTACGGCCCTTTACAGTCCGAATAAAGCCATATTTTGAGGCACTGCTAGTAACCTCAGTAGCTAAAGACTTAACAAACGGCACTCTATCATTATATTGATTAAGTAATTTTTCCGCTCGATCTTTATCTATTCCTAATTCTCTAGATAATTTTGCTTTACCCATACCATAGAATAAACCTAAGTTGATTGTCTTAGCTTGGGTTCTTGGAATTCCGGCCATGTCTGCAACCAATTGATGAAAATCTGCTGACTCATTTTGGTAAGCTTGTATAAAATCATCTGCACCTGTGAATTGTGAATTAACCGAAGCCGCATAGTGAGCAACTAATCTTGGTTCTTGTTGTGAGTAATCGAAACTACCCCATTGTCTACCTTCTTCTGGTAAAAATAATGATCTAATTTTATCTCCAAACTCTTTATTTCTCGCAGGAATTTGCTGTAAGTTTGGATTAGAATATGATAATCTTCCCGAAACAGTTCCACCTTGGTCGGATCTTAACTGATTAATCTCAGAATGAATTCTACCTTTGTGGGTATATCTTAATATCGAGTCTATAAATGTTGAATGGAATTTATTTATTTCTCTTGCTTCTCTTACTAGTTGCGCTATCGGGTTACTACAATTTACTAGCCAATTTTGTGTAAAGCTTGGTTCTCCGGTTTTCGGTGTCCGTGGGTACTCCACCCCTAATCGATCAAAAGCTTGAGCGACTGATCTTCCGGCCCAAATATCTACATCCATCGTAGTTTCTTTTTTAATTTTATGTAACACCTCTTTCTCTTTAGATTTAAATTCTTTCTTTAAGAGATGAGCTTTCTCAATATCAATTCGTATTCCTCTTCGTCTCATGTCAATTAAGATTGGGAGCAATTCCATTTCCATATCCCAAACATCATGTAAACTTTGTTTAGTAATTTCATGTTTGAAATATTGCCAAAGCTTTAAAGTTAGGGCCGCATCTTGTTCAGCATAAAAACCAACATAGCCTGCGGGTAGTTTCCAAAGATCTGCTTTAGGATCTATACCCCACTCTTTTGCTTTTTCATTTAAGAACGTTTCGTTTTTAAGTTCACCTAAATAATCTTTAGCACACGCATTTAAACTGAAACTGTATCTGTTTTCATTTACTATTGCGGCCGCAATCATCGTATCTACAATCTTACCTTTGATTTCAAAACCATTAACCAATAACCAACCGACATCATAACTTGCATTATGAAATATTTTCGTAGCCGGTGTTTTTAAAATATCTTGCATCCAAGCGGTGGTCATCGCTAAGTCCATATTCCCACCCGCATCGTGAGCGATGGGAAAATACCATTGTTGGTCGAATGCGGCTACAGCAAAACCAACGATCTGTCCATCGAATGTGGCCCAACCCGAACCCTTTGTTTTAATATTTGGATCTTTAGTTTCTAAATCGATTGCAATTTCTTTTGCTTGAGATAAGTCTGGGTATTCTGCCGGGCACACCCAATCAGAATCATTATAGATAAAGTTAAGTTGATGAGTCATTCTTTTCCTTTTTTTGGTATCTTATATTTGTAACAGTAATGCAACGCACAATAGTATTTTTTTTCATCAATTACAACCGCGATTTTATTACACTGACAACATTTTGGTGATAAATTTTTTTTCAATGAGTTCATTTAATTTTTCTTTGTTACTAAATGCAAATAGGGCCGCATGATAATCGTGTGGAAATATTTCCCAAAACGGACAGTTCTCATCTCTTGAATGTCTTAAATCTGGGTATACTTCTATCGTAAATTTGTTTTTATCTACAGATATTATTTTTTGTATTCTGTTTGCCATTTTATTTTTTTCTTTTTAGATCTTTCATTTTTAAAATTTCTAAATTGCAATAATGTTTTATTTTTTCTAAATCTTGAATACCACCTTTTTTCATATATCTACAAACGTACTTAATAACGTTTCCTTGAAAGAACGATAAGTTATTTTTTGATATAAATTCATAGGGTTGAATGTGAAAATCTTTGTAGTGATTCCCGCCTACTTGGGTGTGTTGTGGAAATGCTCCATCAAACATATCTTTATCTGTCATAGTTAGCCTCGTATAGTTTGTAATATTTTCCTAATGGAAAATTATATTGATGATGGGTGCCTAACAAATGTAATGTTCCTTTAGATCTGGTTGCACCCGTATACCAAACCCGAAGTTCTTTAACCTTTTCTTTTAAGTTTTTCTTTTCATAATGTGATGGAAAGTTACATTTACTAGACAAGACTACGTTATCTGCCTCTCCACCTTTTACTTGATGAATAGTATCTATTATAATTTTAGGAGGTTCGTTTAAATCTACGCCTTCTTTAATCATTTTT